TCGTTAGCAGCCTTAACAGACTCAGTAGTAATGTGTTGCATTAAGTCAGCATCGGTATCAAAGTCCAAAGACTCTTGAGTGTACTCATCGAAGAAGCCAAACTTCTCGATAGTGCCTTCAAGTTCTAAACGCTTCATACCAACACGGTTTACACGACCACCAGCTTCAGTTAATGCTGGGATCTTTGCAGCAATTGCACCAACGTCTTTAGAAGAACCGTATAAGTTGCCGCCACCTTGAGTGATAACAACACCAACGTTTGCAGCAATAGCAGCATCTTTGGTAGTAGAGTTTGCGTACTTAGCAGTTAAACCACCAGCAATAGTAATAGTAGCAAAACCAGTACCAGACACACCACTGTTGTCTGCACCAGCTGTAGCAACTACAACACTACCTACGTTAGCGTTAATGGCGGTAGCCACTGCTGCTTTAGTAGCGTTTGTAGCTTCCATTACTGCGCGTGGATAAGTTCCAAAGAACTGTGTGGTTGTTACAGTTACACCAGCTGCGTCAATACCCTGGTCGTTAGAGTTACGCGCATCTAGGATAGGCATATAGTGGAAACGTTTAATAGTCTTACCCATGTTTTTAGGCATGGCAGTAACGTCAGCCAACTGACCGAAGTACGACTCTTTTGCTGCTTCAACTAACGCTTTCTTCGCGTAGTAATCTGTACGGATTTGTGAACCAACGTCGGAAGCTGTTCCGCCTTTGGGATCATTATATGTAATACTCATAGTACATCCTTAATAAATAGTAATTAAACAAACTTACTAGCAGACATTTTCTCAAATTCTTCGTCACTCATACTGAGTATGTCGAATTGAGGTTTAGCCTTACTAGGCTTACTTTTTGTAGAACCCGCTGCCTTTCGCTTATCTTTAAGCTTTGGATCTACAGGATTGTTTGCCTTATTAACACTATTTGATTTAGATGTACTAATTGGTTGGGTCTTGGTAGCCTGTACAGGGTCACCAAATCCTCCACTAGAATTGATCGCATCGCCTACTTGTTTATAAGCCTCAATATCAGAAAGACCATTAAGCCTTCCTAAAATTCGCTCCCGTTCTACAACTTCACTGACCTTCTTGTATATGCCAGATCCAACATGCTCGTTGATAACCTTAATAATATTAGGGTCTTTGGCGATCACATCTTTGGACTCTTCGTCCCACTTATTACCAATGATATCTATAGTAGTGTTAAAAGAACTTGTGTCTCGAATGTCATCGAGTATTCCGTCTAGTGCTACTTCGCTATCAGAGACATTGTAAGTGTTGGGGTTATACACAATGTTGTCTGTGTCAATATCCAGTGGATCAATACCACTATCTTTTACTAACTGTTTAACTGCCCCAGGATCTTGTTTGCTGAGATCAATTAAATAGCTTAATTTCTTTTCATCCAATAATCCATGATTATCAAGCATCTTAACTACTTTAAGATTAGGCTTTAAAGCAGCCATTTTCTTATTGTAGTTAGCGCCCATTTGCATCAGAGACCTGGCATCTTCTACCGTGTCTACTTTGATGTCTTTGCCATTAGCCTTAAAAGGACTAAGCAGCTGTTCATACTGGACTTTATAATCTATTTCTTCTTTGGAGTCAATCTCAGCTTCTGTAGCATCTTCAGAATCTTCTTCTGTAACGCTTTCAGTTGTTGCCGTATCATCTTCAAAGAAGTTGTCAGAGTCAGCTTCAGGGGCTGTACCAGCCCCTTCAGCTTCTTCTTCAGTGTCTTCAGACGTATCATTATCTTCGTCCTCTTCTTCTTCTATTTCAGCTGATTCAGATTCTTGTTCTTCAGGTTCTGTTTCATCAGCCTCTAAAGCGTCTAAACGAGCTATCTCTGCTGCAATAGCATCGTTAACTTCATCATCTGGTAAATCTAAAAAATTAACTTCTTCAACTTCAGACATATTATAAACCCTCTTCTAAGAGTTCTTGTCGAGTTGACTCGTCTTCTTTAATTCCTGACTCAGCCATTCTACCTATTTGCATAACAGTGTTTAGGTATTGTCTAAAATGACCAACAGCTGTAATTCCGTTATTAATAGTTTCTTGCAAAGACGGTTCCTGCATAGCAGGGTCAGCACGTAAAATAACTAAACGACTAGCTTCATTTATAAAATAACCTTCGTCTATTAAAGATTGAAAATCTTTGTTTTTTATTAAACGTAGTAGCCCATCCATCTTTTCTACGTCTTTACGTGCTACATCAATATTAACTTCAATCTGTTCAATTTCATTCATCTTACAATTACCTTTGTGTCCCCCAGCTTTACCTGTAGGTTATCTTGGTTTAATTTAAATACTAGGAGCAGGTGCTCCTTCATTTTTTAACATATTCTCTGCAGCTTTTAAATCAAGCTGAGAGCGTCTATCAAAATCTTTTCTTTCAAATTCTTTATCCATATCAGCTCCTGACTCGCGTTCTAAGAATGATAGATCTTCAGTATCTGACTTACTTTCTAAGTTACGAGTTTTAGCTAACTTAAGTTGCATGTCAACCTGGTTCTCTGATGCCTTAGCTTGTTCGTTAGAAATTTGAGCTTTAAGTAATTCTAATTCTAATTGAGCTCGTTCTTGCTCTAATGGATTAGGCTGTGGCTGGTACTCTTTAATCTTTTTAGCTAATGCAGGCATTTTACGTAACATAGCAATTTCTTCTAAAAGCATTTGACCCATAGATGGATCCATTGAGTTGCCCATAGTTTGTAACATAAACGCCAGCTCTTGAGCTTTTTCGTTATCTGTTTCAGCCGTGCTTATAGTTAACCTAAGATCAAAGTTACCTGCTAAATCATCTCTACGTACTTGTACAAACTCTTCGTTTGTAATACGTACAGTTTCTTCTTCAGATAAAAACTCAGCATTCATTGCTAATATCTTACGTCCTGCTTCGCTAATACAAGTAGCCAATCTACGTAGTATACCTAGTTCACGTTTGCTCGTAGCATCTAATGTGCCACGTATACCAGTAGCTGTATTACCTAATGCTTGTCCACTTAAACCAGAAGAGAATGCTTTAACGCCTGTTAAAGATTCTGCTTCCTGGTTCTGCAAAGATAGCATTGCTTCAGCTGATCTAGGAATTTCAGGATAAGCACCCATGTGAAACGCTTGACGAGGATCTACTTGAGCATTGAACTCATAATCTAAACCACGTTCATACTTACGACGGTTAGTAACATCAAGAGCATCTTTACGTATACCTAACTGACCGTTAGCAGAACGACCCATGATATCAATCATGCCACGAGTTACAGCACCTACAATCTTTTGGTTATCTTCTAGTAATGCGCCATCTGGCTCACCATAACTAGAGTTACGTTTAGGTAACATCTGAGCCATAACAAAAGGAATTTGTTGGTCAGGGAACGGGTTCATTTCCATACGGATTATAGTGTCGCCTACATACGTAGCAACAATAGGCTCTACAATGCCTGTTTTATTAATATCCCAATATCCCCAATACTCATACGCAACAAACTTTTGACGAGGTTTATCTTTAAATGAGAAAGTAGCCTCTTCAAGTGTCTGAGCATGATCTGGCTCAGATAAAACAGAGTTACCAGATATATTAATTTTTTCTAGATTAGTATATCTACCATCTTTCTTAAGTTCTGAAAGATCAGTTTCAAAGCTATAAATAAGGAATTGTGCTTTTTCAATGTCACCTTTACATGTAGGATCTACTAATACATTGTTTAAATCACACACTTCAAGAGTAGGCTGGTTCTTAATGATTTGAGTTTCCTCAACCATTTCAGTGCCCACCTGGATCTCTTGTATGGGGGGCATGCCTTGAGCAGCCATTTGAGCTGCTTGCATAGGGTCTTGTACAGGAGTTTGTTCCATTACAGGTTGTTCTACTTCTACAACCTTGTCTTCGTATTCCCAACCAACACGTAATATAACAGTGCCTTCATCAACAGCAGCTCGAATAAACTCGTCAATAAAACGGTTCTTTTTAATCTTAGTATTAAATTGATTGTTAAGAACTAATTGATTTTGTATTGCACCTTGCTTGTCTTCAAAAGTAATTGGTTCTACATTGAACACGTCTTCTGTAGATAGAAACGGCTCACTAAGTGCAGCATAGCGCCACTCAGCTTGTTTACGTATTAACTTAGGCGCTACGGCGCTACGCCCCGTGCGCTTTGCAATTGCAGCCTTGCCTTCAATATTAAGGTTATCTGTCCAAGTCTTAACCTTAGTCATTTGCAATTGATGAGCAGGCAAAGCTTCTGTGTAATCAGCTTTTAGATCTGCTATTTTAGGAGCGTTGTCCCAGTCAGCTAATTCAACAGTGCTTTCACTGTATAGATTCTTATCAGATGATTCATCTGAATAGATCACTTCTTCATCAAACTTTTCTGACATGTCGTCCATACCTTAAATAATTGCTGTATCGTACCACATACAACATACATAATATAATAGAGAGCTTACTTCAGCTTCACGCTACTTAACTTGCCTGATATCAATTTAGTAAGCAATCCACGCATACCAAACTTAACTACATATACTCCGATAACTAAATACTGATACCAATCAGGCATCGCAGCAAATGATTCAAACGCTGCTGTGACCTCAGCTTGGTAACCTATAAACGAAGCTGCAATAGGTACTAATAATAAAGCAATCATAACTTCGTCAAGAAATGATTTATCCATTTGTTGCATTGCAACAAGATCTAAGTTGAAATCTTGTGTTTGTCCGTTGTCTGCTAATTTATGTGCCGCTTTAGCATTCGCTGTTTTTACATCTGCTTCTGCTTGTATACTTACAATAGCAGCTGCTGACTTAGCTTTAGCTACCTGGTTTCTACCTTCAAGATATGTTTTACCCAGGTTAGCAATAGGATTTAAAAAACTTAAAAAACTCATAGTTAATCCTTAAGTTCAAAGTGAGGATAATCTTGCCAGGACTTCCAGTTACC